GTCCTGGCGCACGCATCGACTACTAGGACAAAAGGATTTGTCCAACGTACCCACTCCACATTGTACCTAGGTACCTGTGTCGTGAATAGGCTGCTTTCATATCCTTCATATGGATCGCTCAGGCGAGTACCCTGGACCACGAAGGTCTTGGGGTGCTCATCTGGCTGGAGGCGCGTTTTAAGGATACGGTGTATATTATCACCGCGTCCATAAGCGTCTAAAAGCCAGAGAAAGAGGGATCTCACATCCCGGTTAAACCGGCTTCGATTTGCCGGTACATAGGCTTTAAACATCGGTATCCAGGGTGAGTGTTTCCACCCCCCTTGGAGTCCCGGCGTTTTACCCTTAAGTTTAACCTCCTTAGCTAGCTGTTTTCCAGCTGGCTTCGAAGGAAGGGGCCTACCCGAATAGGATATGAGCTTGGCATCATGCGCCGTCACGGGGTCTACGAAGACCCCCGAAACGGTACTCTCGTTAAACGGCACCACGTTTAGTTTGTAGTCGCGAACAAGTTCGCAACACAACCTATACATGTGTGTCGACCCTGGGTGACTTATTGACACCAACCCGTTTACGATGTGTGATAACGTAGTCTTACGACTATCGATCTCGCGCACGTAAAAGGGAGTGATGTCAACACCCTTGTAATAATTCCCGCCGCAGGACTCCCGGAAGGGGCCCTTAACGTGGGACTTGTCAGCGTTTATAGAGAAGCCAAGAAAGCTCAATAACGCAGTGAGCTGCCCAACTAGTGCCGACTCTATGATGATATCATCACCATAGACCGACATTTCCTTGGAACCCACTGCCTTACAAGCAGCAGCAAAGATCAATGTCTCTAGCACGAAAGTAGCACCGTTCCCCATTGAGGAGAACTTATGATAAGTGCCGCTTTCGGTAGAGCCATCAGTAAAAGTGACGTCATACCCCTCGGATCTGATATCGCATAGATATGCGAACCAGTCTTTGGGAAATAACACCTTAACAGTGTTGTATGCGACACAATCTGATGCGCCTTCCAGATCGATGGTTGATAGTGAATCATCCAACGAACCCTGGTAGGCGTATGATCTATTCAAAGATTGCCGCCTGAGATCAATGCCTCTTCGATTGAGGCGGATCTTACCGTATCTATCGAATGCTAGCTGGAATGGCAAACTGCCATCGGCTTCGCAAGCCATAGTACGGTCACAGTCGGGTTTCTTTGGCACGAAGCCTACCCTGTTGTGGTCGCACTTCACAAGCTTAAGCTCGTTGATGCCGAAGAAATCGGCAAGAACGTCTATATACTTGGTTGTGCCCCACGTGGCCGGGACCTCCTTACTTACCTTACGGTAAGGTTGGGAGTGTTTCCTCGGCCGGGTAGCCGTAGCCCCCGCAGTCAACCTCAACATTCTAGGAAGTGATTCCAGGAATGATTCGAAATCGCCGAGAGTTGTCTTAATATAACTCCGCATCATCCTTATCTGCATTACGCGTTGGGGCGAAAGCTCCTCGGCGTGGTACATATAATGATGAAGGCGCCAGTTAGTGTAGGCACACCGGAGCTCCATTTCTTGGAACAC